GATCCTTGTATTAATTTATTTAATGCTTTGTATGTGTAAGCTCTCCTGATCCCCGGTCCATGTTCCCTGAGTGCTTCTTCATGTGTCATGGCCTTATGCATACCGAACTGGTTTGGTTCCCATAAATGAAACCTGCATAGTCTGCCCAGCAACGTACGTATCTGTCCACGATCTTGTGCTCTGTTCGATGCTTTTTCCATAAGTTGTTTTACAAATGGTACACGTGAATGGTATGTATTAAATAGGTCAGCAGCCTTGTCTTTAGTTACTCCTAATTCTGCTTGTAATTTTGCTTTACCCATACCATAGAAAAGACCCAAATTAATCGTCTTGGCTTGTGTTCTAGGTATGTCGGCCATGTCAGCTACGGTCTGGTGAAAGTCTGCACTAGAATCGTTGCTGTATGCATCTACAACGTCATAAACGGACGGTAATTTGTACAAAGAAGCATAATGCACCACCAACCTCGGCTCTTGCTGAGAATAATCAAATACACCCCATCTATGGCCCTTCTCGGGTATAAATAATGACCTAATCTTAGGTCCAAGATCTTTGTTTCTAGCCGGTATCTGTTGTAGGTTTGGATTCTGATAAGAAAATCTACCAGTTACCGTGCCACCACCAGCATTACGCAGTTGGTTTATTTCTGCATGTATTCTACCTTTGTGTTCGTATCGTAAAATAGAATCTATAAAAGTTGTATGTGCTTTGTTAATCTCTCTTGCTTGTGCAATCATTCTTACAACAGGATGTTGATGTTCTTGTAAAAAGTTTTTTGTAAACGATGGAGCTGCAGTTTTTTCTGTACGAGGATACTCTAATCGTAATATATCAAATACATTTGCAATAGATCTAGCTGCCCAGATCTGTGTATCAATATTTGTTTCACCTTTTATTTTGTGCAGTAAATCTTGTTCTGCTTTTTTCATTTCTTTTTTCATTTGATGTGCACGTTCTATATCCACACGTACACCCTTGAATCTCATATCAACTAAGCAATGAAACAAATCAGACTCTAAATCAAATATATCTTCCAGGTCTTGATTAATAATTTCTTTCTTCATCTCTTGCCAAAGTCCTAGTGTAACTTCAGCATCACGTTCTGCGTATGCGCCAACATGCATTGATGGTAATTTGTACATTTCTGATTTAGGATTGATACCCCATTCTTCTGCAGCTTCTGCAAGTGCAGCTTCGTTTTTACCATAACCAAGATAGTGCCATGATAAACTATTAAGATCATATCTAAATCTATTTTCATCGGTCACAGCTGCAGCTATCATTGTGCAGGCTATGTCACCATTAATTTTAAAACCCATGGCTCTTAACCAACACACATCATAAATTGCATTGTGAAAAACTTTTGTTGATGGTGATTCTAATATATCTTTCAACCATGATAAGACTCGTTTCCTATCCATGTTACCACCACCTTCATGTGCAATTGGAAAGTATCCTTTGAAATGTTTTGTTGCAACAGCGATACCAATAACTTCACCATTACCAATTACAGAACCAGATCCTCTCTTTAATAGATCAGGATCTTTTGTTTCTAAGTCGATTGCAATTTCATCTACATGACGTAAGTCAGGAAATTCTGTGGGTTTAACCCATTCAGTCTGTGCTTCAAATTTAGGAATTTTCATTGTAGTCCCTCTCTATAATCATTTCTATAAAATGTATTGCTTTCAACAAATCTTGTTTCTTTCCCTTATCTTGATGCCTTATAATATATTTTATAGCACATCCTTCAGGATATAAAAGTTTATTCTCAACCACAAACTTACTGGGCTGTATGACATACTTTTTATAGTGACTCCCGCCGTGCTGTTTATCCCAAACCTTCGATTTCATAACCTTGATCCTCCTTTTTTGCTGACATGATATATAGATTTTGTTTTGTACGTGTTACACCCACATACCAAACTCGATGTTCTTCATCAAATTTCTCTATACTTTTTTCTGATGCTTCTCTTATTGTTTTTGTATTATCTAAAATTAATAAAACATTATCTGCTTCACCACCTTTTGCTGCATGTATTGTAGATAGTTTAACTCTTGCGTCCTTAGATAATTTTTCACCCACACTTAACATTTCACGAATATATAAACATTCTCCATAATCTATTTGAAATGCATCAAACCACTCTATATCTTTTGAAAAAGAAAGATCTGTTAAGTCATACATCTTCTCTTCTGTTGGTTTTAAACTACTACCTGAACATTCTAAAATATCTTTTACTTCTGACAGGGATAACAGCTCACCTTTTTGCCAACGTATATAGTTTAGAATGGTTTTAAACAAAGATACTCTATAGCTCTTACGACCTTTGTATTGAAAATAGATACCTCTATCTTTTAATGATGGCATTAGTTTTGATAGTCTGTCATTATATCTTGCAAGGACTAACCAATTACCTTCATGAAGAGGTACGTCCTCTACACTCATTATATAATTTACTGTGCCTGGTTCTTTTCTAGCTTTCCAATTTTTTAATACTCTTCTATTGCCTGGAATTAAGTCTAATATTTTATCTGCAACTCCTTGTACAGTTTGCGGGACTCTGTAAGATTGTGGCAAAATTATGTCTTTTCTTGAAATTTCTTGCTGAAATTTTTTTACATTTGCGCCTGCCCAGCCATAAATAGCTTGATCATCATCGCCTGCTAGTATAACATATTTAGAATTTTTCCTTATAATATCAACCATTTTCCACTGTATCGGTGATAAATCTTGTGCCTCGTCAATAAAAACTACGTCAAATTTAGGACACAATTCGGACACATTAAATCTTTCAATCATGTCAGTAAAATCTACTAACTTATATGAATCTTTGTAGTTCTGTAATTCGTCTGAGATAATTTTTAACAATTGTTTATCCATTTCTTGTGAGTACATATCTGTATTGTATTCGTCCATTATGGGTATTTCTTTAATCCTAGCTGCATTAATAAGATTAAAATACTCACTGCTAGAGTCTACAAATCCGGTAGTCTCTTGGCCATTAGAATAAACTGTCATCTGTATTCCTAGTCTTCTACCAATATCTTCATAGTGTTCGTCTTGTAATACTTCTGATTTTTTTAATCCAAGTCTTGTAAATGCTAAAGAGTGTAGTGTTCTAAAATACTTTAAATCCTTTCTTTGAAAAGCTGTGTGGTAGTCTAGCATTCTATCAATAGCTTCGTTTGCAGCCTTAGTTGTAAATGCAAAATATCCTATCTTATCTATGGGTGTACCTAGTTTTAAAAATGTTTTTACATATTTTAACAACTTAGTTGTTTTCCCTGTACCCGGAGGCCCAAATAATTTTCTACTAATCACATTATCTCCGTTTTATGTACAAGTTTAGTATGATGTATTGGTACTTCTTCAAATGATTTTATATTTATCTGCACTACATTTTTTGTAGATGAATTATATTTACCTGATTCTTTAGATGGAAATCTTTTTTGTTCTAAGAATTGTATCTCACAATCTTTATATATAACTTGTATCATACGTCCTGTTTTATCTTCGCTATGCTTCCAGTTTTTAGATTTTAATTTATCAAAAAATTTATCAAATTTAAAAAATGCTAGATCGTTTTCTATTAATACAGATCCAGTTTTAAACGCTGCATCACTGCTAGCCCTAGGTCCATTTATTTTTGCATGTATCACGTCATGTAGTTTTTCTTTTGGTGATGTGCCTATTGGTGGATGTACTACTTTTTGTGTAAGATATAATGAATCCATTACTGCTTGTTCTTGATCACCTTTGATTAGTGGTGGTAAGAATCCCGCAGCTTTTGATATTGAGTTACGTCTCTTACGTTGATCATTTAGATGTTCAACAGATCTACAATGCACTGTTGCTGTGCTGATACCATCTGGTTTTGTTACATCAAATTCGTATTCTGGTTCTGGATCTAAGTCTATCTTCTTCAAGTTTGTAAGAACAGGGTATGAACCTTTTGATCCTGCCAAGACTCCAAACTTCTTCTTAACACATATACCTTTCTTACAATACTCACTGATTGGACTCTGTGTGCATGTATAACCTTTTGTACTTTTATTCCATGATTTTACTTTCTGACTTAAAAACTTTTGATCCCATGCATTTGCATGATCACCTGCAAAATATTTTACTGGTGCATTCATAACTTTTTGTTGCCAGTTATCTGCAAATTTCATTTTTGCAAACACGTGATAGTTATACATAAATCTGTCTTTGCCATCGAACGCAGGATCTTTTGTAAGTTTTGATAGTATTGCTAGACACGGTGGTCCATCGTGAAAATCTTCATCAACATCTTTCAGGTCTTGTTCTTCTATTGATTCTGTAATTCCTTTCAATCTTTCTTTGTCTACCAGGTTTATCTCTATGACCTGCATAAACTGGTCTAAGGTAAACTTAGTACCGTCTGCATTTAGTGCCTGCCTTTGATTACCCCCTAGATAGGGTAGATTTATAAACTGACCTGGACGTAGTTGTCCTGTTTCATTATCTTTTGTTAACTGTGTTTGCTTTGGAAATATTTCACAATCTGATTTTAATTTGAATAGTGGTAATAGATTACTTAAAAATGATCTTACAGATTTTGCGTCTGTAAAAGATTTCATAAATAAAAATAGATGTAGTCCACCGCTTTTAGAACATACTGGAACTAATGGTAATTTGTATTCTTGTATCTTATCTATAAAAAATTTTTTATTAAAGTTTTCGTAATCCTTTGGATCTATGTCTACGACTCCAAATTTAACTTCAGAGTTTTCATTACAAGGTTGTATACCTATTGATAGTGTACCTTCTAAATGTGCTTGATAAATTTCTGGTGTAAGTTCTTCGTAGTTCCATCTGTATACTGGTTTCTTTTTACCAGTTTCAGAATCTACGTATGCATCCGGGTGTTCAAAGTCAGCTACACCATATGCATGTCGATACCCATTAAAAAATTCTATATATCTTTTATCCATAACTGTTGCTGTGGGCCACTCAGTCTCCCGCATGGCCCACACTGTGCACTCATTCTCTTAGAGAATTAGATAATGCTTTCCTTTGGTTTTTCTTCGCCATGCTTAGCTTTAACAGTACCTTTCGATATGTTTTCACTAAACGTTTTGGCTTGACCATATAAGGATTGATCAGTTACTGGACCAATTTTACTGACTTCCCAACCAAACCATGTGCCTTTATCGTTCGACATTTGGGTAGTTTTTAGTCTGTAAATGTGGCTGAAAGATGCTGGTGTAAATAACCCATTCTTACCTTTCATTTTTATTCCAGACATCATTGAATTCCATTTTCTACTAATTTTTAATTGAGTAGATTTCATAGATATCAACGCTGTCGATGGACTATCGCCCTCAACAATAACGAAGTGCGATGCAGTCTTCTCAATATAATTACCATTTGGTAATCTATCTTTGTAGTTTGCATCCGGTTTTGTTTTGGACATGATATCAGAAGATGAATCATAGATTGCAACTGGTGCTCCTGGTCCTTCTCCTCTATCTTTCCATTCAATGTACTCCAACTTGTAAAAGCATGGAATCACATTGATACCTTTTACTCCGTCATACAGATCGCCAGATACTGAATTAAATATCATACCTGGTTCTGCACCTTCGACATACTTACCATCTCTTTTGTTTACCTCTGGAGATAGTTGTCCAAGGATTTTTAGAAAAGGAAGAGCTAGATCTTCTTGACCTATTGAGCCCAAACCTTTTGCTGCATCATCTTCAAACACATTTGTTGGAAGACCTGCAGTCTTTTTTTCTGCTACTTGGTTCATGTTTATTTGTTCCTCGTTATTTTGGTTCTGTTTCCTGCGAACACGTTAAAAAGATCAGAGGGCATCTCTTGTCCAGACTCTAGACGCTCCCTGACCAATGCTTTAAGTGTCATGGGTTCAACCTTTAGTTTCTGGACAGGTTCATACCCTTGACCTTGCGCAAGGATCGCATATTGCGATGCCTTGTTATCTTCGTTACGACCAAAGGAAACAGTAACCTCATTTTTAATAAGATCACCTAGGCCGTTTTCTCGAAGCCATTTATATGCTGCTTCTTTATTTGCTACTGTAATAGAAGCACCATAAACTGGTTTAACTTCAACTGAAGATCCATCTGCTAGTTTTAATGTAGAGATATTCATCTCTTGCATCATGGTAGGTATTACCTCACCAGAAACTAATTCAATGTGTCTCTTCAGTTCCTTTAATTCTTTTTCTTTTTTCTCAAGATCGTCTTCTAATGATTTTAGTTTTACGACTTGATCAGATAATGATTTAGCATCGTTAACCGAATTTAAATCTTCTCGTTGGTCTTGCTCAAAATCAATTGTCATTTACTTTTCCTTTCTCGTATAAGTTAATTGATATAGGATAATATCTTCTTTCTTGTCTATCCCATTTTAACAAATTGTATTTACCATTTGTAATATCAGATACAATAGAACATGCAACACCTATGATTGCCGGATCACCTGTTAATAATAAATAATCATCTGGTTTAAAATCTTTTAAAAGTTTTCTTAATTTAAAAATTAATGGACCAGGTGAAAAAATTATTTGAGATAATTCTGGTAACAACGATACTACTTCACCGTATTCTCTAGCACCTACAATATTTATTTTAGGTGTTCCAGCTTTTGTACCAGGTACGTCTTGTACTAAATAAACTATTCTTTCTGACATTGACAAACAATATAATTATGTTTATATAGATGTCAACTAGAAAGAAGAAAAATTATGAATTATAAATTTAAGACTAAGCCATATGCGCATCAGATTAAGGCATTAGAAATGTCGTGGGAAAGAAAATACTTTGGTCTGTTTATGGAGATGGGTACTGGTAAATCTAAGGTATTGATAGACAATATATCTATGCTTTATGACAACGGTAAGATCAATGGTGTCCTAATTGTGGCACCAAAAGGTGTAGTAAAAAACTGGTATGAAGGTGAAATACCCACACACCTTGTGGACCATATTGAACACAAAACAGTTTTATGGCAGTCATTAATTACTAAAAAACAAACAGTAGCATTAGATAGTTTATTTGAAACAGGTGAAGACCTACACATATTAATTATGAATGTTGAAGCACTATCAACTAAAAAAGGTGTAGACTTTGCAGCTAAATTTTTATCATCACATAGAACATTAATGGCTATTGATGAGTCTACAACTATTAAAAACCCAGATGCAAAACGTACAAAAAACATTTGTGCTTTAGGTAGAGAAGCTAGTTATACTAGAATACTTACAGGTTCTCCTGTAACTAAATCACCATTAGATTTATATAAACA